ACGATCCCCGGCGGCAGGCTGACCGGCACCGGATTGGCTGGCGTGTCTGTGGCATGGTCGGTGTAGGCGATATCGGCAATGACGGGATAGGCCGCAGCCCCTGCGCCAAGCACGAGATCGGCTGCGGTGGTGCCGGGATTGGCGTTGACGCCGCCGGTGCCTTCCGCCCCAATGGTGTAGGGGATCACATCGAAGGGGCTGACATTGACGATGATCCTGCGGGTTTCGCCAGCGCCGCCGGGACCGCCGCAGCCGGGGCCGGTCGTGGTGCCGCAACCGCCAGCGCCGCCGCCTGCGGCCTGCCCCCAGATCACCAAGCGGTAGATGCCGTCGGGAACCGTGATGTTGCCCGATAGCGCCGTGAACGGCGTGACGCCTCCAGGCACCTCAAGCTCAATCACCTCCTTAGTGAGCCCGGCGCGGAACTCTTCGGTGCGCGGCAGCAACTCGATTGGAGATTTTTCATGGAAGGTAAAATCTTCCGCCAGCACCATCACGGTCGGCACCGCCGTGATGATCTGCTGGAACACCGGGCCGTTGCCGGTGAGCGGCGTCGGCGGGATCGGCAGCGGCGGGATCGGCGAGCCCGCCGGATAGGTGGCGTTCAGCAGATCCGCCAGCTCCTGCTCGGAGGCGATCTCGGATGTCTCGTAGCCTGCGGCGAGCCACGCCACGTAGGTCGCATCGGTGTCGGCGACATAGGCCACAGCGCCGCTCGACCAGCGCACATCCGGCGGCTGATCGCCCACCAGCCAGTAATTGTTCGACGGCGTGGCGTACATCTACAAATACTCCCCGCTCTTCACCGCGACACCGGCGGTATTGCCGGGCAGATATTTCTCGCCGGATTGTCCGCTGTCGATGGAGCTATTCTGTTCGGCCCGCCAGCGGCGACCGGTGACGCTGGCTTTGCCTGTGAACGTCAATCCGGTGCCGGTGAAGATCTGCCCAGACGCACGCGCCCAGGCGAACGCTGCCGTGAAACTGACGGCGGCGGAGATCATCACGGTCGGCCTCGCCGTGCTTTCCGCCTGCAAGTCGATCACCGCACCCGAGCCGTTAGAGTTGAGATGCGCGTTGGCACCGCCGCTGATGGTGTAACCGTTGCCCGACAGCAGCACGGTCGAGCCGCCCATCGAGGCGATGTGCGAGCCTGAACAGACACCGAAGCGCAGTTGGTTGAAGCGGAGCCGCGCATTCTTCGATTGCAGCGCATGACCCTTGGAGCTGCTCACGGTGAAGCCGTCCAGCGACCACACCGTCTTGATGCCGGTGGCGCTGATCGCGTTTCCGGTCGAACTCGAAATCGTGTAGCTCGACGCCGACGGCGTCCCGGTCAGCGACGCCTCGCCCATGATGGTCAGGGATGCGGGCGCACCATCGACCTCCTTGAGAACCACGGACCCGGCGTAAGTCCCTGGTTTCAAGGCGATAATTACCGTCCATCCGGTGAGGTCGCCAGCATCGGCCATACGGTCCACCGCCGCCTGCACGGTCAGCAGCGCCTCGGCAGTATCATCGGTGTCGTTACCGGTGGTCGAGACCCACAGCACCACCGTCGTCGCCGCGTCGGTCCAGGTGCCGCTCGGGCCGTTCCGCTCCCACACCCGCGTCGCTTGCGTGTCGAGGTAGATGTAGCCGTCGGCGGCGGCATCGTGCGCAGGCCTGCCTGCGGTGTTGCCCGCATCATCCTGGCTGAACACCAAGGCGAGGGTGTCGTCGTCGGCAGCTTGCGTGATGGCCCACGCCTTCTTGGTCTGCGTGGCACCAGCCGCCTGCGCCGTCCGAAAATTGAAGCTGACATCCGGCGTGGTCAGGCACTGATAGCGCGTCTTGTCGCCGGTCATCACGAAATACATCCCCGCCTTCAGATTGGCGAGCGTGGTCGCGTCACCCACGGCGATGTCGGTGCCGACCGTCATGGTGACGTTGCCTGCATCGGCAAAGCTCGGGACGGTGATGGTGCCAAATTCGCTCGGCGTCATTTCGGTCCCTGCCCCATCACGTTGACTGTCAGTGGGCTCGGCGTGATCGGCCCGGTGAAGCTCGATACCAGCACCACATTGTAGGTCCCGTTCGGCACCCGTGTAAGCGCGCCGATAATGGCGAGATCGAACGGCGTCGTCTTGCCGTTCGCCGGGATCTTCGCCGTGGCTTTGCCAAACGATAGATAGTTCGGTCCATTTTTGAGCAGAAGGTCGAAGGTCCACACCTGGGCTCTGCCACGCTTTTTCTTTTTCACCTTGCCGCCGCCGCTGATGATGGCGTTGACCCACACGATCTTGGTGACGGCAATGTCCACCGTGATCGCGCCGGAAAGGATCGTGTACTCGTTGGTGCCGGGGGTTGCCGTGACCGGAGTTGGAATCTGCGTGTAGAACACCGGCACCGCCGTGCCGCCGCCTGCCGACATGCTCTCGATCTTGTCGTAGACATCGTTCTTGGTCGGCACCGAGTCGTCGCCGTTCCAGCCAGGACCGTAGACCTCAGGATCGACAAACACGACATCGGCGCTGACGCTCTGCGCATCGATATGCGGCGCATAGAGTGTGTCGGTGGTGGGGTCGTAGCGGAAATCGGCATCAGTGACGAGATCGCCGCCGGTGTCGTAGATCGGGATGCCGCCGGGCGGTGCGGTGCCGGAGCTGGCATCTGGCGTCCGCCACTTGCCGTCGCCGAATAGCGCCTTGTTCTCATCACCAGCCTTCGGCTGCGGCACCAAGCCATCGGAGCCATCACGATCGGCAGCTGCTCCCCGAAACTCAACGAGGGTGTTGATCCACCGCTCGATCATCTTCAGGCCGTTATCGACCCAGGTGCTGCGATAACTCGCCGGGCCGAGCGGACCAAGGAAGATGCGCTTCATCTCATACCTTGCCCGTGTTCACCAGCAGCGGCTCGACGCCGATGTGATAGCTCCACTGCACGCCAGCCGGGATCACGTTGGTAAAGCGAGCCATGCGCGTGTCGATGCGGTGCGGACAGAAGCCGACGCGATTGAGCGATGACGGCGCCGTCGTGCGCGTGGCGTCCTCCAGTCGCGCGCGATGCGTGATCAGGGATTTCACGTCGGGGCTATCGGTGCAGGGCCGCACTTGGCTGACGAAATACCGCTGATCGAAGGCCTGCTCGGGCGAGGCCATGGTTGCCTCGATGTTGGGACCGCTCAAAAACGCCAGCTTGTGATCTGCGTCGAACAGCGACAGCAGCGCGCCCGGGATCGAGGCGAAGCTGTCGAGCGAAATGCCCATGGTGTCGATATTGGTGAAGCCGAGATTGCTTAGACCGCCTTGGCCGCTGATTGGGCTTGGATCGAGCGTCACGCCGGGCTGGCTCATCATGGCGGCGTGCTCGCCCTGATAGGCATTGATATAGGTCGGGCGCTCCAGCACCCAGTCGTAGAGGATGGCGCGGTTGAACTTGCCCGTGATGCCGTTCACCGATTTGTAGAAGAACCAGACCCGGCTCGTGTTCGGCTCATTGACGCCCTGCATCAGACGCGGTTCGCCGTTGTCCCAATCGGCCTCGAAAAATCGCTGATAGCGTTCCTTGGAGATGTTCACCGGCGGGGCGCCGCCCATGATCATCATGAAGCCTGCGGTGCCGAGATAGAAGATTCTCGAGCCCGCGCTGACCACGCTGTAGGGCGCCTTCAGACCCTCGCCCTCGGCGATGCGATCGAACTGGAACACGCGCTCGTCGCCCGGCAGCCAGGTCATGCGGCGGATCGCGGCCTCTTGGAACACCACGCCAAACTCGCCACCGGCGACGCCGAGCACCGCGCCGCCGTCGGGGAATTGCTGGAAATCGGCGCCGTTAACCGCCAAGTCCCATTCGGTGATGTCGTCGCGCGCCGACCAGCGGATCGAATGCGGATCGTTGTTGAGGCCGGACAGCACCAGCTGGCTCTGCACCACGGTGCAGTAAGCGGCCTGCGGCGGGCTTCCGGCGATATCCAAGAAGGTGATGCCCGACCCGAGCTGGAATTGCTGCGGCGGGACGTTGCGCTGGCAGGCGACGACGTGGTCATTGAACTGCGTGAAGGTCCAGTTGTCGTTGACCGGCAGCGCAACATAGGCGGCGCCGCCTTTGGACACGTCAGCCCAGCTCCGGTCGGTATTGTCCATCCGGTAGAGGCGATCGACCGTCCCGGCAAACATGGCAATGCCGCCGTTCTGATCGACGGCGAGGAAGCTGCCTCGGCATCCGGCAGGCAGCGCCTGGGAAAATGGCTGCTGGGATTTCAGGGGGCCGTAGCCGTCGGCGCGCGGCGCCACGTTGGTGATCAGGCGCGAGGTCTCAGCCTGATAGTCGCTCAGGTCCGGTCGCCACTCTCCAAACGGCAAGACGGTCATGGTCCCTCACGGAGTTGGTCCGGCGTTCCGAATTGCTGCCGGTCCCTTGGTTTTCTCCGAGAGCAGCATGGCGCGCTCGAGGATCTGATCGGCGGCTGACAGCCAGACCTGGAACTGCTCGTTGTTCTGCACCAGCGTGTTCACCCAGGCGAGCG